AGACATGCCGAGAGTAGAGGAATTATTAACACCGCAGGAGCTGATTGATTATACGAAGGAAAGACAGACCGAGGCCTACATGGGTGAAGTGCTGTTCCCGGAACGTAAGACTGAAGCCATGGAAATCAGGATGATTAAGGGGGCATCCGACCTCCCCGTGTCCGCCCACATCCATGCGTTCGATACTGAGACGGAACTGGGGTCCAGGGAAGGTGCCGATTACAGCATGCAGGACCTGGCCCTCATCAAGAGGAAAATCCGCCTGAATGAGAAGGAAATCATTGCCCTTGAGAGTCCGAGGAATGACCAGGAGGAGGCCGAGATGGTCCGCAAAATCTACAATGACGTGGACAACCTGGTGGCGGGCGTGAGGACCAGGGTCGAGTGCCTGAGGATGGAGGCCCTGTCAACAGGTAAGCTGTCCATCAACGAGAATGGCTTCAAGGCAAGCATCGATTATGGGATTCCAAGCACGCATAAGGCTGATAAGACATGGGGGAGCGGTGACCCCACCATCCTGGAGGATATGGATGCCTTCGTGGACCGGATTGTCAAGGATACCGGGTTCACGCCGACGCGGGCCCTGACATCCAAGACCAACCTGAACCGCATCTTACGGGACCACAGGATACGCGCCGCAATCTACGGGGTGAACAGTGACCGGGTGCTTACCAGGGCGGAACTGAACGCCTTCCTGGCCCAGCAGAGCCTCCCGCAGATTGCCATCTATGACAAGCAGTACCGCCAGCAGGATGCGAAAGGGAAATACTCGTCCGCGCGCTTCCTCCCGGAATCCGCATTCATCATGATGCCGGATGGGAAACTTGGGGATACCTTCTATGGGCTTACAGCCGAGGAACTGGAACTGCGTAAGAACCCGGATGTGGATGTATCCGCAGTGGGTAATGTCGTGGTCGTGCAGTATGACACAATAGACCCGGTCGGAAGATGGATTAAGGCAGTTGCAACAGCCATGCCTTCCTTCCCGTATGCGGACCAGGTATTCATCGCGACCATCTCTTAAGGAGGGATGTCATGGAACTAAAGAAGCTGAAGGGGCTGTTAGGGATACCGGAGGGTGACACAGCACAGGATATCGCGCTGCAGTTCCTTATGGAGGATGTGGACGAGACTATCCGGAACTACTGTAACTTAAAGGCAGTTCCGGCGGGATTGGCCAGCACATCATACCGGATGGCTATGGACCTGTATCGGTATGAGCGCCCTGGGGATGGGGATGCTCCGGTGCAGGTGTCATCCATATCAGAAGGGGACACATCCACAAGCTTCACCAGCGCGGCGGATGCCTTGTCAGGCGGTATCCTGAAGGATTATCAGGGACAGCTGAACCGGTATAGGAAGCTGGGGTGGTAGGATGATAAGGGATGCAATCAGGCAGGCCCAGAGGATGCACAGGAAGGCCGTGGAGGCCACTTATGATGGGGCATGCAGGATTTATGGGATGAAGCCTGTAAAGGACCCTGTGACGAAGGTGACAAGGCAGGAAGAGGTTCTGGTACAGGATGGTATAGCCTGCCATCTGTCCTATTCCAGTACGTCACCGGCGGCTGGAAGTGATACGGTCACGGCTGTGGCGCAGGCCATAAAGCTGTTCCTGGCCCCGGAGCTGACAGTACCGCCCGGATGCCGGATTGAGGTAACACAGCAGGGACAGGCGGAAAGCTATGCCCAGAGTGGTAAGGCTGCCGTATACCCTTCCCACCAGGAAATCCTGCTGGAGCTGTGGAAGGGGTATGCATGATGGCAAAGGGTGGAAGTTTTGATTTTAAGGATGTCAGGAAGCTGCAGAGACAGATTGAGCGCCTTGAACAGGAGCGGGAGGCCTTCAACCAGGAGTGTATCCAGGAACTGGCATCCCGGCTTCTGAGGAAGGTCAAGCAAAGGACGTCGGTAGGGAAGGCACCAAAGCTGGACGGGCCAAAGACTGTAAAGGTAAAGGGTTCCGATGGGAAGTCAAGGACCTTCCTGTCAAAGAATGGCGCCATAAAGCAGAAATACTGGGCTGGATACCAGGGAGGGACATTAAGACGCGGCTGGACGGTGGGTGATATCCAGAAGGTAGGGGATAACTACCAGATTGAGATAATCAACCCGACCGAATATGCATCCTACGTGGAATATGGTCATCGGCAGACGCCCGGCCGCTATATCCCCGCTTTAGGTGTGAGTGCAAAGAAAGCCTGGGTTCCAGGAAAGTTCATGCTTACCATATCAGAGAAGGAACTGGAGGCTCAGGCTCCGGGTGTGTTGGAAAAGAAGTTAAGGGAATATTTGAAGGGAGTATTTGATGCTTAACGATATCATGGATGCCGTCACCAGGCGGCTGAATGAGCTGTTTGGCGATGGATATGAAATTTACACAGATGCGGTAGGACAGGGCCTTACGGAGCCTTGTTTTTTTGTGCGGTTCCTGGAGCCGTCTGAAAAGCCAATGGTTGGTCGGCGATATTATCGTGAGACGGCTATGTGTATCCAGCATCTTCCTGGCGATACCGTCCAACCCTCCCGGGAACTGAACCGTGTGGCGGACATCCTCATGGACGGGCTGGAATATATCACATTGGGGGATGGCAGCCTGCTGCGGGGGAACGGACGCAGTCACAGGACAGAGGATGGTGTGCTCACCTTCTTTGTCAGCTACAATATGTTCATCATGAAACCGGAGCCCCAGGAGGAACCAATGGAGGGGCTGGAGGCCAGCACGCAGTTAAGGAGGTCGTGAATTGAAGGAAACAAAACAGGGAGAAGCAACATTTTCAAAACAGGAGCTGTTACAGGCGGAGTGTTACCAGGGAAAGAAGGACCTGGTGAGTGCCCTGCTGGAGGATGGCAGGAAATATTCGCTGAAAGAAGTGGATGCGGTAATCGAGAAATTCATGAAAGGAAAGGTGAGATAGATGTTAGGAGGCGGAAGCTTTACGGCTCAGAATAAAACACTTCCCGGGGCTTATATCAATTTTGTCAGTGCTGCCAGCAGTGTGGCAGTGCTTTCAGACCGCGGGACGGCGGCAATCCCTCTGGAATTCGGCTGGGGACCGGAAAAGGAGGCTTTCATTGTGACAGCCCAGGATTACCAGGAGCGGTGCCAGGAGATATTCGGCTATCCGGCAGATGCGCCACAGATGTGGATGATAAGGGAATTGTTCAGGAATTTGACCAAGGGTATCTTCTACAGGCTCAATGCAGGCGTGAAGGCTGCCTGTGATTACGGGCAGGCAAGATACAGCGGTGTACGTGGCAAGGACCTCACGCTGGTTGTCAGCGCCAATGTGGATGACAGCACGAAATTTGATGTGAGGACACTGCTTGACAGGAAGGAAGTGGACCATCAGACAGTAGCGGCAGCCACGGAGCTTACAGACAACCGGTACGTTGTGTTCAAGAAGGATGCGACCCTTGCGGCAACGGCCGGGATGCCCTTTACCGGAGGGACTGATGGGGATGCGGTGACAGGTGAGGATTATGCGCGGTTCCTGGCAAAAATGGAATCCCATACATTCCAGACATTATGCTGCCCATCCATGGATGATGCGGTCAAGGCCGTGTTTGCGGAGTACACAAAACGGATGCGTGATGAAGCCGGCGTCAAGTTCCAGACGGTCATGTACCGGAATGCCGGTGCTGACTATGAGGGAATCATATCTGTTGAGAACAAGGCAGCAGAACAGGAGCAGGGGCTTGTGTACTGGACAACCGGGGCCCAGGCGGCCTGTGCTGTCAATAAGACCAATGAGAACCGTGTGTATGATGGGGAACTTACCGTGGATGTGGATTACACCCAGGGGCAGCTGTCAGCGGGTGTACGGTCCGGGAAGTTCATGTTCCACCGGGTGGGCGATGACGTGCGTGTCCTGATGGACATCAACACACTGACGACTTTCACGGAGGAAAAAGGCGAGGACTTTTCCGGCAACCAGACCATAAGGGTACTGGACCAGATTGGCAATGACATCGCATCCATGTTCAACACGAAGTACCTGGGCATCATGCCGAACGATGACGCGGGCAGGGTGAGCCTCTGGAATGACATCGTGACCTACAACAAGGAGCTGGCAAGGCTGCGGGCGATTGAGGCCGTGGAGGCCAAAGAAATCACGGTAGGGCGCGGGAACAGCAAGCGGTCTGTTGTGGTGAACTGCCCGGTGACGCCGATTAACTGTATGTCGCAATTATATATGACAGTGGTGGTTAGCTGAGAAAGGAGATACATAGATGAATGATATAACCATGAATGCATGGGAGGCAATCAGCGCAACGAAGGCAGAGTGTTTCATTACAATTGATAATGAACGGTTCCTGTTCATGCAGGCGCTAAACCTGGAGGCAAAGCTTGAAAAGGTAAAAACAGAGGTTCCAATACTTGGTCGCATGATGAAAGGCAACAAGGCCATCGGCCTGAAGGGGTCCGGTTCCGCAACATTCCATTATAATACGAGCCGTTTTAGGGAATTGATGTATAGGTTCCAGAACACAGGGAAAGACGTATATTTTGACATACAAGTGACGAACGAAGATCCATCGTCCAGCGTGGGGCGGCAGACAATCATCCTGACGGATTGCAATATAGACAATCTGGTCTTGGCAAGATTTGATGCAGATGCGGAATACCTGGAGGATGAGTTTGATTTCACCTTCGAAGGATTTGAAATGCCGGAAGCCTTTGCTGATATTCCGGGAATGCAGTAAGAAAGAGAGGATAAGAGGATATGGGAGATTTGAGCAGATTTTTAAAGAAGAATAAGAGAACTAAGGAGAATTTAAAGATTGCAGCAACGGCCTCCTTTTTGGACGAGAATGGTAAACCGATGATGTGGGAAATCCGGCCGCTGTCTACAAAAGAGGATAATGCACTGCGGGATGATTGTACCGTGGATATACAGGTGACGGGAAAGCCAGGAATGTACCGGCCAAAGTTTTACGCCAATCGTTACCTGGCTAAGATGGCAGCTGCATGTGTGGTATATCCAAACCTGAATGATAAGGAACTTCAGGACTCTTACGGTGTAATGGGTGCGGAGCAGCTGATAGTGGAGATGCTGGATGACCCTGGGGAATACAATGCTTTTATGGGCCAGCTGCAGGAGTACCATGGGTTTGATAGGACCATGCAGGAAAAGGTGGATGAGGCAAAAAACTAATTGAAGGAGGCGATATGGAGGCAAATGTGGCCTACTATTGCCTCCATAAACTCCATAAGTGGCCACATGAGTTCTTGGCCCTTGATATTGATGAACAGGCTTATGTGATGGCGGCGGTTGAAATGAAGCTGGAAAGGGATAAAAAAGAAGCGCAGAGACTGAAAAAGGGAAAGAAACGGTAGAATATGAAAAGAAGAGATGGTATAATATTCCCAGATTAAGCAAAGGTGGAGGGGATGTTATGGGACTGTTTGGGAAGAAAGAGAAGATACCAGATGGGATAAGAGTTATGTATTACGAGGGGGAGCTGAATGAGTTTCCTGTTAATCAGCCTTGCCAGATATTATTAATGGAGGATTGTCTGCGCATCACTAAAAATAATCCATACACGGAGGTGAGACTTGACAGAAACCGGATATTGTCTGTGGAAGTCCTTGGTAAAAATGATTATATGCAAAGGTATAAAGGGAACGCTGAAAGCGGTTTTAGAAAGGGCGATATTCCGACGTCATATTATGTCATAAACTATTTAGATAAGAATGGGGATAAGAAACAAATCGTTTTTTGGAGTGCATCGTCATCAGCATTAAAAGTGATGAGATTGAGGGACGAATTGACTAATAAACAAAAGTCAAAAAGTTATGAAATTTAGCAGTAGAGTATGGGAGAAAAAGGTAGAAATAACTTCCAATCCACGCTATAATAAGGATAGATTATTATGGTGTGGAGGGGATGTTATGGGACTGTTTGGGAAGAAAGAGAAGATACCAGAAAAGGTTACTGTGCAATTCTATGATGGGGATTTACCGGGATTTGTCTGTAATTTTCCATGTAGTTTGCAATTGACAGATGACGCAATCTTACTAACTAAAGCAAATCCATTAGTTGAAGCTAGATTGGATAGGCAGAGAGTTTTGAGTATTGATATCTTCATGCAGGAAAATCAATATATGGCGAAATACAAAGGAACGAATATAACAACGACTAAATGCAAGTCTATACCTAAGCACTATTACGTTATTAATTACTTGGATAAGAATGGGGATAGTAAGCATATTGATTTTTGGGGAGTGTCAAGTGAAACAAGTAAGATGATGAAAATAAGAACTAAGATAGCTGAAAATCAACAATCATCAAGCTATGAAATTTAAGGAGTAAAGCACCCGGAGGAAAAGGTAGAAATAGTTTCCAATCCACGCTATAATAAGGATAGATTATTATGGCGCGGAGGTAGGTATTGAGAATGGGATTGTTTGGGGGGAATAAGGAAAACTGTTCTATATG